TTAGTTTTGCTAATGTTCCTACTAATGCAAGATGGTCTTATAGTTTTGAACCTATTACTGTAAGCGGTGCTTGGGATGTAACTAAAGCCAGATATGTAAGGTCATTCTTTGTAAAGTTTCAAGAAACAAGTCCAATGGATATTTTCCTTAAACCTGACGGTACTAAACTGTATATTATAGGAAATAATGGAGATGATGTTAATGAATATGATTTAGGTACACCTTGGGATGTTTCTAGTGCTATTTTCCTACAGTCGTTTTCTGTAGCAGGACAAGATAGTGACCCTAGAGATGTCTTCTTTAAACCTGATGGCACTAAGATGTATACAATAGGGAGTCAGGTTGATGAGATTAACGAGTACGATTTAAGCACCGCTTGGGATGTTTCCACTGCATCTCACTTACAAGCAATTAACGTATCTTCTTTGGAAACAAATCCATCGGGTTTATTCTTTAAGCCAGATGGCACTAGGATGTATTTTATTGGCTCTGCTGGAGATGTTAGAGAGTTTAGTTTAAGTACTGCTTGGGATATTTCTACAGGAACTCTCTCACGCTCTTTTACAGTTACTTCTCAAGATAGTAACCCTAGAGGTGTCTTCTTTAAACCTGATGGCACTAAGATGTATGTAGTAGGGGCTACAAACGATTCCGTATTTGAATACGATTTAAGCACCGCTTGGGATGTTACTACAGCTTCTTTTTTACAGTCGTTTAACGTAGTTTTAGATAATGCACCTTTTGGTTTATTCTTTAAGCCAGATGGTAGTAGATTATACGTACTGGCTGAATCAGATAAAAACGTTTTGGAGTTTCATATTGGTACTGCTAGCTCATTAAGTCTACCATCATCGGTCTCTAACTTACCTAAAGCTTTAGTTGTTAATACTAGAGTAACCTACGAGTTCTTCACTACGGATGGTGGAACTACGGTAACACTTATTGGTGAGGAGATAGTATAATGTCAACTATTAAAGTAGATACAATAACAGACGAGACTGGTACAGGTGCTCCTAACTTCCCTAATGGGGCATCTGGTGTAGCCACAACAGCACAGGGTGCTTTGGCTGACTCAGCGATACAACCCGGTGATAGTCTTGCAGCAGGTGACCTAACTGGTACTTTACCTGCTCTTGATGGTTCTGCCTTAACTAGCATATCAGCGGCCAACCTAACTGGTACTTTACCTGCTATTGATGGTTCTGCCCTGACTGGTGTTGGTGCTAGCACAACCTATGGCGATGTTGGGACTTATACATGGGGTCGTCCTTCAAACAGCACTGACTACGATGTAGGTGACACAGCTAGTGGTTTGGTAGTCGCTTCCATTAGGTCTAATCACGTGCCTTACTGGACGGGGTATCAATGGGAGAATACTCTTGCTGTTACTTCAGTGTCAGGAACATGGAGAAGTATGACAGGTGCAAAGTCACAGGAGGGTTACAGTTCCGCTGCAGCAGGTTTATGGGTAAGGATTTCTTAAAATGAGTATAGTAATTACACAAGTGCGCAACGCACAGTCTATGAATAGCTCCAACACAGTCATTGATGTGGAGATTAACCACCCAGCCTATGGTTGGATACCTTATCTTCTAACTGACTACGACACAGATACGACCATCAACAACGATGAGGTCATGGCTCTGATTGGTGATAACTTTTCAGATTACGTTGCACCTACTCAGGCAGAGCTAGACGCAGCACTTGCAGAAGAGGTTCGTAATAAACGTAATGGCTTATTACTTGAGGTCGATGCCTTCGTAGGGAACCCTTTACGCTGGGCTTCACTTTCATCTGAAGTACAGGCTGAATGGGCTACATACCGTCAGGCTTTATTAGATGTTCCACAACAGGATAGCTTTCCACATGACATTATATGGCCCATTAAGCCATAAAGAGGAGATAGTGTAAATTAGTACTTGACAGATCTGTAAAACAGGTGTATAATAAACTTATCGTTCCCCCCGGTAATATATAAGTATACTAATGGTTATAGATAAGTACAAAGCAGTAGTAGATGGTATTAGCTTATTGGAGCTAGGGGATACACACTCCAAGTATACTCCAAGAGAAGTTAATACCTTTCTACTCCTACCTATTCAATACAATAGAATAAGACTATACTACGAAGGTGATAAACCGATAGGTCTTATTACTTGGTGTTGGTTATCAACTTCTAAGTCTAAACTCTTTCTTGAGGATAGATATAAACCAGATGGAGCTGACTACGCCTTAGAAAACCCTGGAGAAGGCTATGATCTTTGGGGTATTGAGTTCATAGCGCCCTTTGGTCACACTCGTCAGATGATGAAGGTTATAAGGAAAGAACACAAAGAACTGTATGGAACCACCACTAGTGTCCACTTCCGCAGGTTCTACGATAGGAACAAGTTACACAAGAGGATGTTCTAATAATGTACAACCCGTTTTCAATACAACGACACTTACACCCCCGTCAGTACGGGGTTATGGCTTACGGTGGTGGTGGCGATGATGCTGCAGCTGCTCCTGCGCCTACCCCTGCACCGGCGCCCGCTCCAGGTCCTACTCCTGAAGAGATTGCTGCTCAGGAAGCTGCTGCTGCACAAGCTGAAGCTGATCGTATTGCTGCTGAAGAGGCTGCTGCTATCAAGAAGGCAGAGGAAGAAGCTGCTGCCGCTGCTGCAAAAGCCGAAGCTGACGCTGCTGCTGCCCAAGCTAAGGCTACACGTGATGCTGCTTACGGTATGCAACAGGCCTCAGTAGAAGACCCAGCGTCCCTTGCTGCAACTGCTACTACAGCTCAGATCGATCCATCTGCTGCTGGTACAGAGGTTGCAGAGGGTACAGGCCAACTAGGCGCTGCCCCACAGATCACAGACCCTGATGCCTTTGGTGCTGCAGCTATTGATCCTACTGTCGCAGCTGGTGCTGTAGAGGGTGTCACAGGCGACCTAGAGGCCGCACAAGGCCAAGTAAGCCCTGCAGCTATGGTAGCCGCCCAGACTGGTGAGCCTACTGAGATGGCCGGTCAGGAGCTGGAAGCTGAACAGATTGCACAAGCACAGGTCGTAACTCCTGCTGCTCAACGTACTATTCAATCCGGTGAGATGATCTCTGGCTCAGCTGTAGATATGGCTGCTGTCGATGAGGCTCTGGATATCGAAGCTGCTCAAGCTAACCCATCACAACAGGCTACAGTACGTGGTCAGATGGCTGAGCTTATGACTGACTTCGAGGGGACTGAACCCCCTGCATGGGCCGCTGGAGCCCTACGTAACGCGACTGCTCAGATGGCAGCTCGCGGTTTAGGTGCTTCCAGTATGGCTGGTCAAGCCCTCGTACAAGCTGCTATGGAATCTGCACTGCCTATCGCTATGGCTGATGCACAGACCTTTGCTAAGTTTGAGTCGCAGAACTTGTCTAACCGCCAACAGACTGCTATGTTTGCAGCTGAGCAACGTGCTAACTTCCTTGGTATGGAGTTCACACAAGAGTTCCAAGCTCGTGTAGCTAACGCCTCCAAGGTCTCAGACGTAGCTAACATGAACTTTACTGCTGAACAGCAGATTGCTCTTGAGAATGCTCGGATGGCTCAGACAGTTGACATCACCAACCTCAACGCTAAGAACGCTAAGATGATGGCCGATGCTGCTGCTATGTCACAGATGGACCTGCAGAACCTAAACAACCGTCAGCAAGCTGCTGTAATGAATGCTCAGGCTTTCCTTGCTGTAGACATGAAGAACTTGGATCTGAACCAACAGACAGAGATGTTTAAGGCTCAGCAGAACATTGCTGCTATCTTCAGTGACCAAGCTGCTCTCAATGCTGCTGCTCAGTTTAATGCTGCCAGTGAGAACCAGACTAACCAGTTCTTTGCTAATATGTCGCAGCAAGTACAGCAGTTTAATGCTGGTATGGATGTACAGCGTGACCAGTTCAACTCACAGAATGCTCTGGTAGTCGCACAGGCTAACGCACAGTGGCGTCAGAACGCATCGACTATCAACACCTCTGCTCAGAACCAAGCCAACCTAGAGTCAGCTAAAGCTGCTAATGGGTTTACTCAGCAGATGATTGACACCATTTGGCAACGTGAACGTGATATCATGGACTACGCCTTCCGTCAGTCCGAGAGTTCCACTGACCGTGCCCTCAGTGTCTTCCTTGCTAACGAATCTAAGGAGCTGTCTAAGTGGGAATCTACTCAGGCAGATAAAAGACAAGCGGCTGCTCAAGCCTATTCAAGCAGTGAGTCTACCAAAGAAGGTATTGGTTACCTCGCTGGTCGTCTGTTGTTCGGTTAAGGAGAGATATAATGCCAGTATTAGGTAAAGGTGCATACCTTAAGAATTTAGAGAAGGCCCGTAAGGCCCTCTTAGACAGCGTAGGAAGCCGTTTCAGTACCCCAACTGCTAAAGAACAAGCCGAGGTAGCTAAAGAGGGTCTCATGCGCCCTAAGGCTCGCCCAGAGCCTGTAGAGGTACCGCAAGAAGAAGGTATTGGCCTCTCACTCATGAAGAGACTGGAAAGACCTAAGGCTCGTCCTGAGGAGTGGAGCCCAGAGATCAAGCAACCTACCCAAGAAGATCGTCCATCTGCTCGTCGTAGTGGAGATGCTAACTCCTTCCGTGATCGCTTGAAGCGTTCTGAGAGCAGTGGTGACAGCAGTGTACAGATTACATTGGAAGACGGACGTACGATGACTGGTGCTTACCAGTTCGGTGATGACCGCTTGAAGGACTACATGAAAGCCAACAAGACCAAGTTCTCCACTGAGGAGTTCCGTAAGAGCCCTGACTTACAGGAAGAGGTATTCCAGTGGCACATGAAGGACATTGATCGTACGATTGATAGTCTTGACACAAAGGGTCTGTCCCGTGATGGTCTTCGTGCTGTAGCTCACCTCGGTGGTAAGACCGGTATGATTAAGTATGTTAGGAGTGGTGGTAAGCATAACCCAGCTGATAAGTTCGGTACATCTCTTAGCAAATACTATAACAAGTTCAAATAAGAAGGATTAACTAGATGATTATCCCGGGTCAATCCCTAACCGCTGAGCCTAAGAATGCTCCATATGAAAACCCACCTGAGTTGAACACCGAAGAAGATGCGGTGATGTGGCATCTAGAGCGACTCTCAGAGCAGGATCGCATGGAAGCACTAGTTGACATGATGGAGCTTGGTATCGACGTTGTAACGCTCACTGAGGGCCTCCTACGTGGTGCTGTGTTAGAGGGACGTCATAGCATTGACATCTCCGTGATTATTGCACCTGTTATACATGAGTTTATTGTATCAACTGCTGAGAAGGTAGGTATCGAATACGAAGAAGGTCTCCCTGATGACTCAGAGGACCGTGAGAATATCCGTTACCAGATCAATGAAGGTAAAGCCCGTAAGATGCTTGCTAAGCTCGATATGGAGGTCGAAGAGGCCCCTGCAGAAGAGATGCCAGCTATTGTTGAAGAAGAAGAAATGCCTATGGAAGCACCAGCTAAACCAGCTGGCTTGATGGCTCGTCCCGGAGGAGAGGTATAATGAGTTTCTGGAAAGGTCTAGCCCGTGGGTTCGCAGATGCAGATGCTAAGAAAGAACGTGAACAGGCACTGCAATATGGCCGTAGCCGTGATGAGATCATGGATGCACGTTATGAGTCTGAACAAGAGACTGCAACTGCTCAGGCAGAAGAGGCTAAACGCCGTTGGGAGTTAACATTCAACCAGAGTGCGGAGTCCCTTAAGGCAGACCGGGAGTGGAGGGCATCCGAAGCAGAACGTGCTCAGTCCAACGTCGATAGATCATTTGAACGTGAAAGTGAGTACTCTGACCGTGCTTGGGCCCTTAATCTAGACAAGTGGGACTTTACTAAAGATCAAGCAGACGTTGCTAAAAAGCAAGCTGACCGTATCTTTAACCAAGGTGTTGCTCAGTTTGAGTACAGCAAAAGCCGTGATATCGTAGGTGATCTTCGTGCTGACCGTGCAGAGGCTCGTGCTATTGCTAATGAACTGTACAACAAGGAACGTGATCTGATTGGTGATAAACGGGCTAGCAAGAACCGTCAAGACCGTCTAGATCAATTCCAATTCCAAGTTACACGTGCCGGTGTCTCTGACGAGCAGTGGCAAGCCTCCTTCGATCTTCAGCAAGAACAGGTTGAGATCCAACGTACTACACAGCTTCTTGCTGCAATGCCTTCCGGTCTCTCTGCTGCCTTAGGTGGTGGTACTGGGTCTACCTCCGGTAAAGATTCTGTCATGGAACCTGCTGCTATGAAAGCCGGTGCTGAGGCATTTGGTCTTGTATATAAAGATCTTCCTGAGGATGCACGTAACTCTGAGTTCTTTAAGGCTGCTGCAGCTAGTCCTGCCGCTCAGGCCACTATCATGAGTTTCATTGAGGCTCAGGCT